CATTGCGGATGTTCTAGACGACGGCGCGTTAGCTGAGCTAGCCGGTGATTTAATTGGTGACTACGACGATGACGTAGGTTCACGCAAAGATTGGATGCAGACATACGTTGATGGCTTAGAGCTATTAGGTATGCAGATTGAAGAGCGTTCTGAGCCTTGGGAAGGTGCTTGTGGCGTGTACCACCCGCTATTAAGTGAAGCGTTGGTTAAGTTCCAAGCTGAGACTGTGATGAGCACGTTGCCAGCAGCCGGCCCAGTTAAGACACAAATTGTTGGACGTGAAACTCCTGAGAAGAAAGACGCTGCTGAGCGTGTTCAGGATGACATGAACTACAGAATTACAGATGTGATGGTTGAGTATCGCAACGAGCATGAGCGCATGTGTTGGGGACTTGGTCTATCAGGTAACGCGTTTAAGAAGGTCTACTTTGACCCAGGTTTAAACCGAGAGACTTCCATTTTTGTACCGGCCGAAGACGTAGTTGTGCCGTATGGCGCATCTAACTTAGAAACAGCTGACCGCGTGACACACGTCATGCGCAAGACTGAGAATGAGCTAAAGCGCTTGCAGTACGCTGGCTTCTATCGTGACGTTGACCTAGGCGCGCCAGACAACACACTAGATGAAGTAGAGAAGAAGATTGCTGAGAAGCTAGGCTTCCGGGCTACTACTGACAACAGATATAAACTTCTTGAGATGCAAGTTAATTTGGACTTGCCAGGATATGAGGACAAAGATGACGAAGGAAACCCGACAGGTATCGCGCTCCCCTACATCGTCACAATCGAAAAAGGCTCGAGCACAATCTTATCAATCCGACGCAATTGGCGCCCTGAGGACGAGACGAAGCAAAAGCGTAACCACTTTGTTCACTATGGCTATGTACCTGGCTTTGGCTTCTATTGCTTTGGTCTTATTCACCTCGTTGGCGCCTTCGCTAAGTCTGGCACTTCTATCATACGTCAGCTTGTTGATGCTGGTACTTTATCTAATCTACCTGGTGGATTCAAAACTCGTGGACTTAGAATTAAGGGCGATGACACGCCAATTAGCCCAGGAGAATGGCGTGACGTCGACGTCCCAAGCGGAACGATGCGAGACAACGTATTACCTCTTCCTTATAAAGAGCCGTCGCAAGTCCTCTATTCTCTCTTAGGCACTATCGTAGAAGAAGGTCGTCGCTTCGCATCTGCTGCTGATATGAAGATTAGCGACATGTCAGCCAACTCACCAGTTGGTACTACGCTTGCTATCTTGGAAAGAACATTGAAGGTGATGTCAGCTGTTCAGGCTCGCGTGCACTATTCAATGAAGCAAGAGCTTAAGCTACTTAAGGAAATCATTCGTGATTACACACCAGCCGACTACCCATACGAGCCAGAGATTGGCTCTCGCCGTGCCAAGCAGTCTGATTACGACATGGTGGACGTCATCCCTGTTAGCGACCCTAATGCTGCAACAATGTCACAGAAAGTTGTTCAGTATCAAGCAGCCCTACAGTTAGCCCAGTCAGCGCCGCAACTATATGATTTGGCACAGCTACATCGTCAGATGCTAGATGTGTTGGGAATTAAGAATGCTCAGAAACTAATTAAGCTTGAAGGCGACAAGAAGCCTGAAGACCCAGTTACTGAGAACCAAAATGCTTTAAGTATGAAACCAATCAAGGCTTTCTACTATCAAGACCACCAAGCGCATATCACCGTTCACATGGCTGCTATGCAAGACCCTAAGATTATGCAAATAGTTGGTCAATCACCAATGGCGCAACAGATTGGTGCTGCTATGCAGGCGCACATTGCCGAGCACTTAGGCTTTGAGTATAAGAAACAGATGGAACAAATGATGGGTATTGAGATTCCTCGTAGTGAAGATGGTGATGAGGAAGATATCCCACGTGAGCTAGAGATGCAGATTTCTCAAAGGGCTGCCCAAGCAGGTCAGCAGCTATTACAGAAGAATCAAGCTGAAGTACAGCAACAACAGGCTCAACAACAGCAGCAAGACCCACTTATTCAGTTGCAACAACAAGAATTGCAGCTTAAAGCTAAGGAAGTTGAGATTAAAGAGAAGAAACTTCAAATTGACGCTGCCGCCAAAGTCGACCAGCAAGACATTGAGAGAGAAAGAATTGCAGCCCAGAAAGAAATTGCTGGAATGCAAGTTGGCGCCAAAGTTGCCAAAGATAAAGCAGAACTTGCATCTAAAGGACAGCTTGAAGGTCTACGGATTGGTTCTGAAATAGCAAAAAACCAAGCACAGATGGAAAAACCTAACAAAAAAGGTGAATGATGGATACACAAATCCTAAATTTATTACTTGAAAAATACGGTGAACGTATCAATCTTTTGCAAGACGCAATTGCAAGAGGCGGATGCACAACCTTTGACGAGTATAAATACTCATGCGGACAACTACGAGGTCTTGAAGCCGCATGTTTAGTAGTTACAGACCTCAAATCAACTATGGAGAACTCTGATGAGTGACCTAATTATCGCTACACAAAGCGGTACAGAACTGCCACAAACAGCAGACGAAAAAGCATCACAATTACCACGTCCGTCTGGTTATCGCATCCTATGCGCTATTCCAGAGCAGGAAAAAGAGTACGACAGCGGTATATTAAAAGCAGACCAAACCCTGCAATACGAAGAAGTTCTTACTACAGTGCTATTTGTAGTTGCAAAAGGCCCTGATTGCTATAAAGACGCAAGTCGTTTCCCTACAGGGGATTGGTGTCAGGTAGGTGACTTTGTCCTTGTACGCCCTAACGCCGGCACAAGACTAGTCATTCATGGTAAAGAGTTCCGCATTATTAACGACGACTCAGTCGAAGGTATTGTAGATGACCCGCGCGGTATTAAACGTAAATAAGGAGCCACAAAATGCCCCAAGATAACGAATTTGGAATGCAGGAATTTAAGTTTCCGCATGAGCTTGAAGAAGATAAAAACGTATCAGTTTCAGCTGAAGAAGACAGAATTGAGATTGAAATTGACGATGACACGCCTGAAGAGGACCGTGGCCGTAAGCCAATGGACATCGAAGCCGTCAAAAAGCTTGAAGTAGATGTCGATGAGCTAGATAAGTACAGCGCTGAAGCCAAAGAAAAAATGGTTCAAATGAAGAAGGTTTGGCATGACGAGCGTCGTCGCGCTGATTCTTCAGACAGAGAGCGCCAAGAGGCTATTGACCTAGCAAAACGAGTAATCGAAGAGAACAAAAAACTAAAGCAGGCTTACTCTTCAGGCGAGAAAACGTACATTGAAACCGTACAGAACGCCACCGAGTTAGAGCTTGAAGTAGCCAAGCGTGGATACAAAGAAGCACTAGAAACCGGAGACTCTGACCGCATTGTTGAAGCACAGGCTAAACTAAACAATGCTGCAATAAAATCAGATAAAGTAAAAAATTTCCGTCCAAGTACTTTACAAGACGAAGAAAATGAGGTACAAATACCTCAATTGCAGGAAAAACCCATTGCGCCGGACACAAAAACCCAGCAGTGGACCGAAAAGAATCAGTGGTTTGGCCCCAAAAAGTCAATGACTGCTTATGCTCTAGGACTGCATGAAGAATTGATTGATGAGTACGGCAAGACGTTTGTTGGTACTGACCAATATTTCCAACGCATTGACAAAGAAATGCGTAAGGTGTTTTCAGAGTATTTTGATACTTTGGAACCACAAACAAAGGTTGATGTAGAGGATGAGCCACAAAAAACTCAAACAAAAACTAAACCAAGCACGGTTGTAGCGCCGGCAACGCGGAGTACGAGTTCTAAACAAATTCGTTTGAAGCAAAGCCAGATAGCTCTAGCACGCAAACTAGGACTTACACCAGAGCAATATGCCCGTGAACTTTTAAAAATGGAGGCCCGAAATGGCTGAAAACAGATTAACTCGTGAGTTAGAAACCCGTGAAATAACCGAGCGTCCTAAACAGTGGATGCCTGCAGACCTTCTCCCTGAGCCCGACAAACAGGCTGGTTTCGCTTATCGCTGGATTCGTGTTTCAACACTAAACAACGCTGACCCCCGTAATTTATCTGCAAAGATGAGAGAAGGCTGGGAGCCTGTTCGTATTGAAGAACAACCAAAATTTAAACTGCTAGCTGACCCCTCAAGTCGTTATAAAGACAACATTGAGATTGGCGGATTATTGTTATGCAAAACTCCGGCGGAGTTCGTTCAACAGCGTAATGACCATTATGCAAACGTTACCGAATCCCAAACGAGAGCTGTAGACAATAGTTTTATGAGAGATAACGACCCAAGGATGCCCCTTTTCGCAGAAAAGAAATCCACAACGTCGTTTGGTAAAGGTAAATAATTTTATTAATTTTAAGGAGTTTTAAAAATGGCTTATCCAACCGTTTCTGCTCCCTACGGCTTTCAAGCAATTAATCGTGTAGACGGCATGCCTTATGCCGGCGCTATCCGTCAGATTCCAATTACATCTGCATACGGAACAGCAATCTACAACGGTGACATTGTTAAACTAGTCGTTGGTGGCGTAGTAGAAAAATCAGCAATTGGCGATAACGTTACAGCACAACCATCTTTGGGCGTGTTTGTAGGTTGCCAATATGTAAACAGCTCAGGTCAAACTGTGCAAGCTCAATACTACCCAACTGGCGTTACAAGCGCTATTGCGTTTGTAGTATTGGACCCACAAGCTGCGTTT